CGGTCCTTGAGGGGGACTTGGACCAGATCATCGACCCCCTCATTACTACCGACCAGGCGGAAAGGCTCAAGCAGGTGGGATGAAGTGACCACGATAAAAAACGCCTGGCGGGAGGCAACAGCTTTCCTGACCCAGGCCGGTGTTGCTTCTCACGCTCGATGCGAAAAAATCTCACGCAACATGAGAATGCATAAATGAATGCATAAAACTTGTTGAGGAGAGGGGTTGTCTATGGATAAGGCCCCTCTCCTGCCACTTTACAGGCGGCCCACAAGCCGCATTTTAGCTGCTGTTAACGCGGTGAAATAAGGCGTTAATTTGGCGTTAATGCCTTAGCCCATTGCTCCCCAAATTCGTCCTTAAAGGCCCTGAGAGCGGCCTCTATGAGGCCCTTCATTTCATCCGCCGTCATGGAAATACCCAGTTCTTGAACGCGCCCAGACAACCACTCGGCTGCCTTTTGGTATTTTTCTTCACCACGAAGATGGCGGTAAGCCTGCTCGACGAACCGAACGGCTAACGCGGCAAGCTCTTGTTTAGTAGCTAATTCGACTTCGATCTTCTTTAGTCCTTCTATCCCCAGGCGCTTGCGCAGCCACGCCACCGCGTAAGCGGCAGCCGCCGAGGCTAGAAGTATCAAAACGTCATAAAGAAGGTTATTTAGTAAGTCGTGCATCATTAAACCCTCCCCTCTAATTCGGCCAGCCGCTTCTCTAGTGCTGCGATCTTAGCGTCTAGCTTCTTGTACGCTCGTAGTGTTACTGCTGTGCCTTGCGCCCGAGTCATGCCCTCATCTGGGGCGAAAGTGCCATCACCCTTACCCGCGACAAGACCCAGTTTGGCCGCTTCCTCCACGTCTTTTTCGGCCCAATGTCCAGCCATGTCCTTGAACATACCGTCATAAGCCTCCCCTTTTAATACTTGTTGCACATCCTTCTTAAATAGCTCCCATCCTTCGGTAGCCGATGGGAAGCCATAAGCACGGGCGGCCTCGTCACTGACAAAGAACCTGGGGCAGTTCTTCCATGTAATGTCGTAGTGCCGCCACAAGCGGTCAACTCCCCACCCATACCGGCGCAGAATGTCCACAGTTAGAGCCACTGTGTTCCGATAGGTTTTATTAAAATCACCGTCTTGGTTAACACACATTTCAATTCCGATGGTGCAATCGTTGGGATAAGAGGATAGCAGCTCCAGCGCTTTCGGCTGGTACCGAGTAGCCCCTACATGATAAGCCATCTCGTTCTCGGGTAGACACTGCACCACCTGCCGATCATCCACGATATAATGGGCCGAAACCTTATTTTGGGGGTGGTTCTCAAAATAGTTCCTGTTGGCTACTGCATCGGCCCCTTGATTAGTATTTGCAGTCCAGTGAATCACGACTGCTTTGGGGACTATCTTGCGTCCCGGCCTACCCCCTCGCCGTGGGGATAGGAACATCTCTACAAACTTATATCCTCGGGCTGCTGTCACGGTCGTCCCTCCCTTCATAATCCGATAACTGAATGCGCATTCGCCTTAATGGGGGCAGGTCCGAAATGGCCCGCCCACCCAGGACCAAAAGTAATGGGTACGTCAAGACCAAGAAGAAGTCTACCTGGTTGCCGCTTAGATCGGCAGCAAGAGCGTATCTATATGCCGTATAAAGCCACGGTGGGAGCGTAACCCATACCACTACGTCAGCGATAGATAGCCCATCAGAATCATTCCAAAATCCCCTGATCTTCATCGCATTCACCCCCGCCCTTTACAAAAGGAAACGCATCAAAGAGCTTTTGCCTGAAGTGGTAACTGTCCGCATGTTTCGCATGTCCCAACCAGCTCTGCACGGTGGCGTTAATTCGGTCAAAGCCAATCTTCCCCTGGCTGTATAGCTTTTGGAAGTGCCGCAAGGCTCGCTTAATCCGTTTGGTGCTCCTTTTCCGCAACAGTCTATGGTCCGGCCAGATACGGTACCCCAAAAAGTCCACCCCATGAGAGATGGGGAAAATCCTTGTCTTACCGTTTAGGTGTAAGCCCAGCTTGTCATCCAGGAAAGTTTCGACCTCTCTTTTTATCTGCCACAATTCGGCCTTGTTACCGCCGATGATTACGAAATCGTCCATGTACCGGACGTAGAACTTGACCCGAAGAACCTCTTTGATAAAGTGATCAAGCTGATCAAGGTAGACGTTAGCCCAGAGCTGGCTAGTCAGGTTGCCTATGGGTAGCCCCCTCGGGTCAGGGTCGTTCGTATCTACCCAACTAGAGAGAATTTCTTGGATCAGCCACAAGGTACCTTCGCAGGCAATGGTCCTCCTGATAATTGCCAGGAGTGTGTTGTGCCTGACAGAGGGGAAATACTGGCTGATGTCGCACTTTAGGCAGTAAGGCTTTGGCCATAACCTGGTAGCCCGCCTGAGAAATTCCGTTACCCGGTCCGCACCGGCGTGAGTTCCTTTGCCTTTCCGGCAGGCATAGCTGTCATAGATAAACTTGCGCTCAAAAAGCGGCTCAATGATGTTGCATAAGGCGTGTTGCAGTACCCGGTCCCGAAAAGGAAGAGCGGCCACCAGCCTGGTTTTAGGGTCGTTGATGCAGAACCGCCGATAAGAGCCTGTTTTATAAGTCTTCCAGATTAGTTCATTCTGTAACTGGATTAGTTCGCTTTCCAGGTTGTTGGTGAAGATGAGGACTTCCGGCTGGTACCTGTGGCCTCGCCTCGCCTTGAGATAGGCCTCATACAGGTTTTGAAAGTCATAAACTTGTGGGTATAGGTTCTTATAAGTCCTCATCTTCATCCTCCCAACCTGGGCCTGGCTCCGGCTTTCGTTTCCTACTGGCCGGGACAGGCATTTTTTGTTTTTTGCCGGCCGGACAAGCCGGCGCGACAAGGACCGGGGCTCCTTTGCCTGTGCCCTGGATAGCCGCCCGTAAGCAGCTACCTTCTCGCTTGTTTCAGGCAGAGCGGCGCGGAAGCCGATGTTGATGTTCACGTTCGACGGCAGGTTGTTCAGGTTGAGGGCGAACCCAGCGCGGGCGTTCGACCCATTGTTCCAGTTCCCGCCCCGGAGAGCCGCGCGTTTCAGCCCAGGCCCTAATTCTTAGCCTTAATAGATCGTATCCACCCGCCAATCATGCGGCCCAATTCGTCCAGTAAGACCGACCAATGTTCAAACTCTTTAACGGTGATCACTCGGTTCTCCACTGCTACCAGGATAAGGGTTCTGAGAGTGTCTAGCTCAATGTCCATGTCCTCCAGGGTTGTTTTCTTGTAATACCGTTTGCCGCACCGGATAATGAGCTGGAGCAGTCGAGTCATAGAGTTCCGAATGTCGGTTCCCAATGTATAACGATAATCCTTTGGAATATCTCTGATGGCCTGGTAGCCATACTTCATCATGTCCTTACACTTTTCTTTTAGGATCAGTTCTTGAGCCATAGCTTGACCTCAAAGGATTGCTCCAGGCCCCGCTATCGCGGGGCCTTCAGAGCTTCAGTTCTCAGGGTTCAGATCGGCCGGACAGGGTGAGGGCGAACCCAGCGCGGGCGTACGACCCATTGCTCCAGTTCCCGCCCCGGAGAGCCGCGCGCTGCTTGTAGTTACGCAGCCAGAAACCATCTTTCCATTCCTCGCTACCACCAGAGGATACGGCGAAGGGCAGGGCCATGGCCTGCAATTCTGCTTCGGCCCGCATGGTCACGAACTTGCCGAACTGGCACGCGGCGTAATCGCCGGTGGAAGAAGCTAGGTCATTGGTCATTTGCGGCGAAATCTTTGCGATGCCTATACCTTGGGCATGAGCTACCACAGTGGAGCCATTTGCCCCGCGACTGACGGTGATGCTTGTCCCATTAACAGCCGTGATAGTAAGCTGCTCATTCTCGCACTGCAGAACATCTCCGACTGCCGGGTTAGCCCCTCCAGGTCCAAGAACTAAATCAGAAATGGTAAATGTTGTGGGATCGGTGGTATTATTTAACCCGTCATCGGCAACCTTTGCTGTCCACCCGCCGGGGATGACGCAGTAATCGGTGATCTGTTGCACCACTGCATTATCCCCATGGGCGCTGGCCGCCGTGCCGTTGACACCGCGCTGGCAGCCGGTAAGGGTATATGTGCCGTCTCCGTTGTCTACAAATGATCCGTAAATCACGTATTCGTCGGTGTTGGTTCCTTCGGCCTTGATCAGTATTAGTCCATCAGTGGCCGGCCAGAATTCCGGGTTTTGCACCCCGTCGATTACAATCGCGGTGTCCGTGGCAGTGATGCCATCGGGATCGTTAATAGCAGCCGTCTTTATGGCCTGGTATCTCCCACAGTCGATCAGGAAGTCCACCCATTCCCAAAGACCGATTAAGTCAAAAATGCCGTTAGCCATCCCATTATGGCTCCAAGAGATGGGGCCAGTTCCGGTCAAGACGCGGGAATGTGTTTTGTTGTAACTGGCCGTATAATTGGCCACCACTGGGTCGGCAATGCCGTAATACTCCCAGGAATCGGGGTCTCGGTAATCCCGGCCCCAGTTATTGTTTCCGCGCAGGTCATGACCCAGCAGTTTAACCAGGAAGGCAATGGTAGCCCATTCCTTCATGGTCACCAAATGGCAGGAACGGCCGTTGATTTTCCGGTTGGCACAGGCGATTGAGGCGTTATCCCAGTTTATATCAGTCCAAGGAACAACCCCTTGCTGAGATACGGCCGCCACTACGCCGGGGGTATTTGGTGTAGTGCTGCCTCGGCTGGTATTGGTTGCATCTGGCTGACTGCAGGGGTACTTGTCAATCAGAAAGCCGCCCAGTTCAAGGTCTCGGGACGGAAAAGCCCCGCTATCCCAAAGCCCGGCTGGCACTTTAAACTTCGGAACATAGATCATCTTCGATACCACGGTGGTGCCGGTTCCGTCAGCTTTAGAGTTATGCACCACATCAACCTCGCGGGTGCCGGCAGCTATCCGGTCCCGCAGGGCAGCCAGGGACAATTTGCTAACATTTGCCATTTACTCCACCTCCGGTAAGGGGAATACAGTGATCTGGACATCATTCAGGTCCAGCGGGCGCTCCACCATCTCCATAATGGGCTGCCCATTCTCATCGGTCATTCCGGTAGGCCGGCTATCAAACTGCCGCTCCGGCAGAACGGCTTCCGCCAGGAGCCAGTAATGGTCCCGGAAAAGCTCGGTGCTTAAGCTGCCATCCTCTTCCAAATAAAGTCTGAAGGGGCCGCCCTGAAATGGTGTCAGGTCTATAGTCCCGCCGGTACACTCGCCGCCCGGAAAGTTGAAAGCCGTCACCACCAAGCGATTGGGGAGAGTCTGGTCGATGGATATAACTTCATTAGGTTTGTTAGGTTCGCGTTGAACTATCATCTTTCTGCCTCCTTACGTCATGAGCTGGTACCGGAAGCTGCCGGTGAACCCGCCTGTATTGTAAACGGTGAAGGCGTTGCTGGCTTTGGAAATAAACACGTCCCCCAGGTCTCCACCGGTATCCTGAATGGGTACCACGTTGACGATGTAATTGGTGTGACCCAAGGAATGGCTTACGGTTCTGCCGCTGGTACCGGCGAATGTGCTTTCTCCCTGCAAAGTCTGGATTTCCAGGGCATCCAGGCGGGCATCAAGGCTGCCGAAACCTCCCCTGGCCGCCTCGATCTCGGTTTTTAGGGCGTCCTGTTGCTGCTTCAGGTAGGCCGTCCGGTTGGCAAGCTGCTTATTTGGCAGGTTGTCAATTCCATTGGGGCCTCCCTGCACCGGGTCGGTTTCCTCAATTTGATAGATCCCCGGTTCCCATTGCGCTACTTCTGGCAAATTGGCCATGCTATCACCTCCGCATGATTACGTGTAAAGTGTCCACTCGCCGTCAATCTCAATGTCGCTGTCTTTCTCGATCACCTTGCCGCCTCGCGTCCTCCGGGCATACAGGCTGCCGTCGGACCGCAAAAGCCCGAATTCCCGAATGGCCAGCCCGTTGGCGTCGCTGCTCAGGATTTGGAAGGTGCACACCACCACCATAGGCGATGGCCGGGTAACCTGCAGCAGCGGCTTCGTGAAGGCGTTGGTGATCGCCTGGTCTTGGCCTGTTGGCGCGGTGCCGTTGGTCCCGACGGCCACATGGGTAATCGGGAGAATATCCACCGGCACACCGGCCAGGTTGCTGGCTATGTCCGCCCTCGGCCCATCCATCACTAAGTTGTCGTCCTCGTCAATCTCCACCACCCGCCCGCGCCTGCGGATTACCAGGCGCAGCCTTCCAGCCAGGCCGTGTCTCTCCGCCAGTTCTACCTTCAAGTTATCACCCCCTAAGCCGCGTCAATTTCCACGGGCAGCCCTTTGCGCCGGACCACCAAGTGCAGGCCGTCATTTAGTCCGTTGGCCCCATAAGCAATGCTCCCGTTCCGGGGCGTCCCGGACCCGTACCTGATCAGTCCTCCATGCACCAGTTCTTTATCACCGTAATGAGCCACGCCGTCGCGATACCTTAGCGCCCCATCGTGGCGGGCTTGCCCGTTATGGTGCCAAAACCCCATCCGCAGCAGGCTGCCGGAGTGCCGGTACCTGGGGCCGCCGCCGTCATGTTTATAAGCCACCCGGTGGTCCCGGTGGCCGGGAATAACCTCCGGTCCTATCTCTAAGGCTGTTGTCAATTCAGGAATGCCGTCCCGCAGCCGACCAGACTGGTAGAACGCTCTGCCGTCATGCCTTATCCCATACGGCGCTACCCCGGTGTGCAGCAGGATCGGGCCGGCGGTGCCGTCTTCAGCACTCCAGCCTGCTGCAATCACCTGTTGCTCCTTCAACGCCAAGCGGTCGGCAAGGGCAAGCTCCAGGGCCAGAGCGGCCAGCATAGAGTGGGAGGCCTTAACCTTGTTGATGGCGGCCAGCAGCGCCTGGCGCTCGGCGGCAGCGTAGTCTTTG